CATTAATCGTGGGACTGCATCCGGATCACCAAGTCGGTTTTGTCCTGACGTTGGCACAAAGAAGCGTGAGGCTTTTGGCTATGATGAGAATTACACCTTTGATACGCCGGGAGCTTTGCACATACGTCAACAGTTTGATCAAGCACACGCAGCATTAGAGAAGGGACCCATTCCCATGATCTTTGTTGCCTTTCCTAAGGATGAGCTTCGGCCAATTGAGAAAGTTCACCAAGGGAAGACTCGAGTTGTCTTTTCCTGTGACATCGTCAATACCTTGTTGATTAGGAAGTATTTTGGAACGTTTGCTTCGTGGTATCAAGACCCGCAAAATCGTTTTAAGAACTCGTCAGCTGTTGGCATGAATGTCGCAGATCAATTTGAGTGTCGTGCTTATGCAGAAGTACTCGGAAATGGAGACCCCAATGCAGATGTAAAAGCAGGAGACCACAGTGGCTATGACAAGAAGTTGCCCCCGATTGCAATCGAATCGGTTTGGGCTGTATACCAAGAAATCATGGGACCACATCTTTCTCCTAAGGAGATGACAATTGCACGACATGTATTTTTATCATTCACAAAGCCATTTGTCCAGCTCCGTGACTGCATCATTGAATGGGATAACTCTAATCCGTCTGGAAACCCCATCACGACCATTTTGAACACCATTTGCAACAATACCATTCTCAGGTATGGTGTTGCGCGCTCACTTGGCGCAACCACATTTCGTGACGCAAAGAAAATGCTGATCGACATTTACCAGAGAAAGGCGGTCACTTACATTTGCTATGGTGATGACAACACTTGGAAAGTTGACACTCTCCTTATCAAGAAGTACGGCGTCGCTAACATCACGTACTCTATGATGGATAACGCTCTATCTGAAATGGGGATGAAATACACAGATGAGATGAAAAACGACACTTTTGACGAAGCACGTCGAACTGTCTTTGATGTTTCTTTTCTCAAGCGCACACTTGCATGTGAGAATGGTGTGTACTATATGCGTCTTGCATTGGACACGCTTACTCAGAATGTGCAGTGGGCGAAGAAGAAGGATACTGATGGCGAGTTGTTCCGCGTTAAGGTTGAAGGTTTCTTAGATGAGTTGGCGATTCACGACTGTGCCACTTGGGAGTTCTGGCATGCAGAGTTCTACGGCGCTGCAAAGCGCGTTGACCCTCGTTTTAACCTTCGGGTTCAATGGGGTCGTAGTAGGACAGAGCGTGTTCAGGATTTCCTGGCGCGCGGTTGTGAGTATTGGTGAGCGAGCATCCCCACCTTCAACCTGGTGATTGTGGGTCTCGTTAATTCCAGGGGACCTCCATGGCGAAGCCCAATGTCCGTGGATGTGTCTAGTCTCGGCGTGTAGATCCGGTGGTAGACTTGGTGCGCAGCCCGTTCCTGATACCATTTAATTCGGTACCCCTTCGTGACTGAGCCATCCGTTGGGTTGTATATAGGCTTACTGAAACAACTTCAAACAAAACAGATGTTGCAGGTCTGTATAATGAGGACCCCACTGGTCCTTCTGCAAGTTCTGGCACCACCAACTTCAACTCGGTGCCCGTTGCCGCTACCTATGGTGGTGGTGACTATGTAACAACTGACTTGTACAGGCCAAATGACGTACGAGACATTGCTGCATATTTGTCCAAGCCGTTCTTGAGCCATACAGGTTCTTGGGCGACCACGGACACGCGAGGTACTAACCTGTATTTTGCTGATTCTCGGTTTTATTACTTGCCAGCCATCAAGGCCAACAAGTTACGAGGTTTTTATGGGATGCGTGGCACTCTTTGTGTCAGGCTTGACTTGAATTCCACTCCGTACCATGCTGGTCGACTGCGCTTGTCGTACTACCCTAATTACAGTGAAAACCCTCGCAAAGGTTCTGCCCACATTTCCAATTTCATTCCGGTATCCCAGTTGCCCGGTGTTGATGTTGAGGCTAACGAGACGTCGGTTGTGCTTCGCATACCGTACTTATCTGTTCTCCATTTCATCGAGTTGACTGGCCCGTTCAATGATTGGGGTCGTGTGTTCCTCCATGTTGCATCACCTCTTGCTACTGGACCTGACAACGCCCAGTCTGTCAATTACCGTATTTGGACTTGGATTGAAGATGTTGAGCTATTCGGTCAAACATCGACCGTTTTGACGCAAGGCCCTTCAAAGCGTCGTGCTCCACCTTCAGATAAGGAAGTTAGACCCATTTCAACTTTCTTTTCCGAACTCTCAACTTTTGCCGGCCGTATCACTAACATCCCCGTTGTTGGTGCATACGCTGGCACGGTTTCATGGGCATCCGCGGCACTTTCTGGAGCTGCTTCCGCTTTCGGGTGGTCGAAGCCCAATGCTCCAATGGAAGTGGCACGCGTGTATCAGAACCCAGCGCAGTCTTTCCCACAAGGGAACGCTGTCGACACCGCAATCCCAATGAGCGTTGAGTCGTCAGCTAAGCTTAGGGCCCTTACGGAGTTTTCTCCTGATGAACAAGATGAGATGAGTATTGCGTACATCAAGTCCCAGTATTCGTTTCTAGAAGCTTTTGAGCTAGGAACTGCAACCGTGCCTGGTGCCCAATTGTGGCAACGTGAGCTCAAGCCTATTGACTTTCAGCTTGTACTTGCACCGGATGAAGTCTACAAGACTCCAGTGTCGTACTTAACTGAGATGTTCCGGTTCTATCGAGGTGGTCTCAAGTGGATGTT